GGTTGAAACTCGTGATTACCATCAACAAAATACACATCTTTATATATGTTACCTAAACGTATAAGGCTTGTATATACATCATTCTCGTCGCCGGTTTCAATATAATCTGAAATGTCGCCGGCAATTAAAATATAATCACTTTTTCGTGTAGTAGTCCAGTTCCATCTTTGCTCGGGTTGCCAAGTATCTACATGTAAATCGGATACAAAGTCTATCTTCATATTGTTAAAATTTTGATATAAACCGTGATATTGGTTGTACAAATGGAAGTAATGCCACTGCCATTACTGTATTAACTCCTGTATGTATAAGAGCTACCTGTCGTGTAATGCCCGTAGGCATTCCATCACTAACTAATATCCCTGCGATCCATACTGTACCTGTTGTGCCTACGTTTGCTCCTAGTATTGCGGCTACTGCTGAGGGCAACGGCAATGTTCCTGAAGCGACAAGTCCTATAACTGCTGTTGTTGTAAGGGATGATGATTGCCAAAGAAGTGTACAAACAATAGATCCAACAAACATATAATAAGGGTTCCCTAAAAACCATTCAAGTTGTTCTAAGCGACCCATTGACTTCATTCCACCTGAGAACAGTTTTAATCCTATGTAAAATACTACCAAACCGATGAGGGTTTGCATAACAGGATTATTAAATTCCATAAAATTTTTACTCCATTTCTTATATTTCCACAAATCGTAGAGCTTTCTATGTTCCTTCTTCATCCAGGTATTTATGTACCTACGATCAATAAAGCAACTATCCAGCCTGCCATTCCGTATCGCATATCAGACCATGACCATTTATGGGGTGGGTTTTTGGAATCCCAAAATTCTTTTGCCACTGTAATAACTAAGCCTGATATAAGCAATGGTTTCCACCATACTGCTAATGTGGTAACACTAAATGCCCAAAAGAAATGTAATTGTTGTTCTTGGTATTTGTATAGTAATTGATCTAACTTATCTAAAAATTTTTTCAATAATAGCCTTTTCCGGGGATAATATGTCTAACGCCTCCTCTGGGATTTTCCATGTCCCCTTCATATCTTGGTATTAAATGCATATGCATGTGGAAAATTGTTTGTCCAGCATATGCACCAATATTTATACCAACATTCCATCCGTCGCATTCTACTGTTTCTTTATACTCATTTGCTAACATATGCATAAATTCTAAATCGTATTTGGTTAAATCAAACCAACTTTCTACGTGCTTGTCAGGTATAATTAATGCATGTCCTGGAGATACAGGATACTGATCTTTTATTAAAAAGCAGGTTTGAAATTCCTTTTCAAATCCTCGTATAATTCTATCTTCGGGTAGGTTACAAAATAAACAATCGTTCATGTGTTATCCTCTACAAATAGTTTAAAAATCTCATATTCACTCTGCATTTTAGGATTAAATTCTATATTTAAAGTGTCACATAACTCTTCAAAATTTATATTCATCATATCTACAATTATACAAGTATTATGATTTATAAAATGATTATTGTAAAGTTCAGCGTTTGATGGTTGATGCATCAGTACTTGGTTATGCACTTCGTTTCTATATTCATTATATCTATCAAGAGGAAGCAATTCCTTCCACGATCCGTGATATAGTGCTTGTAACTGCCAAAAATATAATACTCCTTGTTCTTTAAGTAATTCGTCAGCTCTGTTAAGATGTCTGGTAAGCATTTCATCTTTATATTCCGTATCTTTAAAATGATGATCATTACAATGGAACCACATGCTTTCACGAATCTGACTTGCATTAAACTCTCTTTTAAAATAAACATTTAACCAGAGATCAGTCATTAAGTCAGCATCTTCCATATATGTGTATATTTTAGTTAAACCATCACAAATCCATTCAGTTTTATGCTCCCATTGACCGTAGGCATTACCTACTACACCGAAATTATATTTTGTAAAACTTTTAACATGAGCAGTTAATTCATCTACATTGCGTTTTTCGTCCTCTTGAATACAAATCAAATCATGTAAAAAATCACCATTGGATTTATCAGATACATTAGGATGATGATTGTCCCATGGATCTGCATTGGTAGAATCATATAAACAAAAATTAGAATCAATTGTGTTACTTTGTTGAAGTATCCATGCTAGAATACTTGCTATAAATTGATTATTATAGATATAAATTAAGTTTTTCATTTACTATGGCTTGTCCTTTTTCATTTAAATGATTAGGTGATGTTCTACTATGAGTTGGATAATCTAATTGTGCGGGATGAAATTTATTAACATCTGGGTGTTTCATTATTTCACGTGGAAAATCGTTTCCTGCGTGTAAAAAATATTTATGGTCAACAAATTCTAATAATCGCGTTGCATCCATTACTAACAAATAAGAAAAAAACTTTTGAAAGTAGGGTGAAAAATATTTCTTACGATAATCTTGCTCGTTTTTTGATAAAGGTACAATGGCTGGATGACCGTCTTTCCAAAATGCATTAAACCTATTAGTGTTTGTCCAAAAGACTAAAATATAATTACAGTTATATCTGAGTGCCATTTTAATTTGCATGTAAATGTCATAATTACTAGCACCACCACGTGAAAAATTATCAAGTGATGCTTGTCCAGTAAATCTATTACACCACAAATCTTCGTTTGTCATTGTTGATTCTTTATACTTTGCTTCGTTTTTATTCGTACCTTCATACCTATCAAAATCTGTTGCATACGAGCAACCACAAATTGCTAATTTACATCCACTGGGCACTTTTGTATACATTATGCTACCTCGAATAAACTTTCAAATGTTGTATTTTGTTGAGTTGCTTTTAGATCCCAATCCATAACACTAAGTAAGTTACCAATCTTATTATCAATAATAGTTTCTTCCATTGCTCTGTGATCAAATGGCAAATCTTTAAACCATTGTGGTAAATGCAACTCGTCAATTGGAAGTGCAACTGATCGCATCTTCATTGGATTGTCTTTGAGTTTACATACAATAGTTTTCATGCCATCTATAACTTCCATACTAAATTTATCACTGTATGCTTTACGCAATATGTTCCAATTAATACCAGCCATAACATGCCCAACTCCACATCTACCTGTCTTATTATACTCTTTGGTATAATGTGTTATTCTATTAACACGCTTTGGTGTACCTTTTTCCCAACCAGGACGTTCCTTAAATTTTTCTCTAAACTCAGTTATCGTTTGCAATATTTCGTCTTCTTGTGTACCTTTTAATACAGATAATAATATATTTTCTAAAAACCTTTGCATAAACTCTGGTGTATCACTACGTTTAAGATCAAGTCCCATTGCTTTGAGTTTGCCATCACTATCAATATCTTTGCGATTGCCTTCTTCGTCGTATACTAAAATACCATATCGTTTTTTAGTAATAAACAATCCACGTTCTCCACATAACTCTCTACCTGCTTTAATAATAGCACCATTATCTCTTGTTGTATGAAATGCTTTGTTCATGAACTCAGGAAACGTATCATTAACTTGCTCACATATTGCATCATATACTTCGACTACTGTTTCTTTATTCCATTCAAGTTTACCATTATCTATATCTTCTTTCCATGGAATTGTTGCTGAAAAATAACAACTATCAGTATCACCATATATAATACCTTCACCTACATGATCATATTTGCCGGCAATAAATTCATTTACTTTACCAGCCATATGTTTAACAATGCTTCTACCGCAAAGTGTAGTACTTTGTCCTATTCTCATATCAAAAAATCTTGAACCCGGATTTAACAAAGCACCATACAAACTATTTAAGTTAATTTTCTTTACAAGTTGTCTCTTATCCCAAAATTCTATTTGTTCTTTGTTTTTGCTATCAATTGACTCTTTAAGTTTTACCTGCATTTGTTTACGTTCTGCATACCAACGTTCTAACAATCCTGGTATAATACCTTTTTCATCATATCTAAATATTACGCCATTTGCAGTTATACACCATGGTTTTCCACTATTAAAAACAAGTTCGTATACTTCAGCACCAGTTAATTTCATCCTATCGCCATTAACAAAAACAACATCTACTTCGTGTTCTTTGTCTTGCGCCATTACATATTCATATTCTAATGTTGAAAACCGTGGTAACCAAGCATCAGCAAAACTCATTTTCTTTTCGTCACGCCCATCAACACGACCTTCAATGTAGTTTTTTGTATAGTCTGGATCAATATGTGCAACAATAGTTTCTGGACTCATGTTTAATGCACGAATTGCAGACGGATACAGACTGTTAATGTCCATTGAACCAATCCAATCCCATAAGCCTGGTTTTGGATATGCTACATACGCACCTGCGGCTGTTGTTGCTTCTCCGTGATCTTTCTTATCTGGAACTTGAACACCTAATGCATGTGATTCATTAATAATTGCTTGATCACTAACTGCAACTGCACCTAACGTTGTTTTTAACAATACAGTATTAGCATGGGCAAGTACATTATGTAAATCTATATAGCGAAGTTTTTTATCTATTTTAACAAGCATTTCTGTATCTTGCCTGTTATAAGCAATAAACTTTTCAAAATCATTATTATATAATTGATCAAGTGTGCCTTCGTAAGGAACTTTATTTTCGCCAATTTCAACTTCGCCAATAAAGTCTAATCTATAAGAATGATGTTCGTGGAATGTATTTTTTCTGTACAACTGTAAGTAATCTAAATGTACCCGTCCTATTAAATCATATGTTTCTTGTAGTCGCCCATAATTTTCATATTCACGTTTAATTGGATATTTTTGCCACAAACAAAATTCTCGTGTACGTTCTTTACCTAATAACATTGTTACCCGATTAACTATATACGGAATATCATAACCTTCTGAGTTCCATCCGCTTAGTATATCAGCATCTTCTATTAATGCAATAAAATGATTTAACATTTCTTCTTCGCTACTGCAAAGAATTGTATCGTCAAATCTACTACAAATTTCTTCTGCTTGTGTTTTATTAAGTGTTTTGGGAGCAAGACAAAGTGTTACTAACTTGTCTATCCAATCAAGGCCTAATGTAATTGCAGTTATTTTAGCAAACGGATTAGACGGATCTGCATATCCTCTTGCACTATCAAAATCAACTTCGATATCAAAAAAACATGTATTAAGTTTTGCAGTCCTCCCGTCAATATAATTTTCACTTAAACATTGAAAAATAGGATTAATGTCGCTTTCAAATAACGTCTTGTTACTTAAAAGTTTACGTTCTTTCCTAAATGCTTTTGTGCTATTACATTGAACACGTTGCAACGGGTCGCCGTAAATGCTTTTAAATTTACCTCTAGGATCTGTATAATAGAAAGTATATTTTGCAGGGTAGGTTTTATATTCTCTTTTGACTTTTGTTCGTTCTACTACTTCAATACAATCTCTGTCTCTATCAAAAAATGCGTCAATATAGCTCATAGTTTTTCATGCATAACATATTTGTCTAATAAGTTTACTATATTTTCCTTGGGTTGTAAACCTAAAAATGCTAATATGCCGTGTAACGTTTCTTTCTTCATTACTTCACCAAGTGGTGTTTCAGGGCATCTATATAAATCATTATAAAAAACATTGTATATTTCCCACCAGTTTTCGTTAAATGACGGTGCTACAATATCTGTAAAATTTAAACCTAAGTACTCCAGATAACCACCAGGATAGTTAAAGTTTTTATCTAGTATTTCGTCTAGTTCATTTTTATTAGAATTAACATCAACTTCCCAACGTGTCAATTTGTTGTAATCAATTTTATCACCAACTCTAATTTTATTATTATAATTTTTGATTAGTGAGTTAATATTACCTATGTTTAAATCGGATGGTGTTTTAGGAAGTATTTTAATAATTTTAGCATTTTCAAAATATCTTAATGTTTGTGTTATATCCAAATGCAATGCAGTTAAGTACACTTCGTACCCATCTTCTTTTGCTCTATTTGCGTAAGTTGTTATTTCTTGTGCATGTTGTTTAGGATTTTCTAATTGCCAAAAATGATCCTGTTCTACTGCTTGTAATTCTATAGTATCAAAATCACTAATACATTTTCCACCATCGCCGAATTCAAGTTGCTTATCATTGTATAGATGATTATATATAAGTGTTGATAAAAAATCACCTCCCATGCCAACTGGTGCTTGTACAAATATAGTTGGAGTTTTAATTACATACTTTTCAAATAGCCATGGGTTAGTTTCCATATCAACTTCTGAACCCATTATTATTAAAAAGTCTTCAAATGTATTATCAAGTTGATGTACAAACAATTCAGGTGTAAACCAATGGTTTGCTGTCCACGGTTTATCTAAAAAATATCGGCCTCTTAAAAAATGATATAGTATTGCTTGAAAATACCTATCTAAATCATTGAGGGACTCAGGAATATCAACGCCTAGTCCCTTCATATAATTTGTAGTATTTTTGATAATACTGGTGGTGTCAATCATGCAGTTCTTCCGACTTGAATAAGAATATCTTCAAGTTCTTCCATGTCGTCTTTAGTCTTTTGTAATTCTGCTTTGTGTGCAACACGAATTGCTTTATTAAGTGTTCCGGGTTTCATGTCGAGTTCTTGTGCTACGGCTTTTACTGTATCGCCTAGCCCTTCACGTAAATCTTTAATTTCTTGAGATACTTGTACACCTTCGTTAATAACTTGCTTTAATTTAGCAAGATCAGTTTGTCCGAATGCTCTTGTCATAGTTCCTTTTGGAGTTTTTGCTCGCAGAATGCAAAGCAATATATAGTATAACATGTTAAGATTAACATGTCAAGTCTATTATATAGCAAATCCTGGCTTATAAACAGTACGTTTATTAATTCGTAAGGCTGTTAAAATCTTACGCCGATTAGTACCATCTCGTTTATAACTACAATGTACCCATCCGCTATGTGGATCGCCTTTCTTATAGAATTCTAATATAATTTGGTCCCAGTCTAAGTTTTTAGTAATCCATTTTGCTAAGTCGGGATTAGAAACTGAAAAACATTCTAAATCAACTGCTTCGCCATTACAATGCTGACTTCTTGCTGATCCACCTACTGCTTTATTAAGTGCTGGTGATCGATATCCACTATTGACTGTAACTACACCAAACTGTTCTCTAACTGGTTGTAAAATTTTATGAGTAACAACTGTCAAATTAATCAAATGTTCGGTACTAGGCCCGTTGTCAATATCTAACCTATCTGCCGTTGAACTTGCAGTTAACTCTTTTAGATTGAAATTTTTTGATATTTTAATTTTTTCACTCATGTTGGTATTTTAATTCCTGCTATGTTAAGTAAAGATCTGCCCATTGTAATTGCTTCATCAACTACATAATCGACATTCTCTTTAGGTATTCCAAATTCATTACATGCATATTCAAGTAACCCATCCCATTCTTCGTCAGTTAAATCTATAACTTCTGGTAATACGTCATCTATATTATCTATTGCTGGAGCCAATTTTTTTATTGGTTCAACAAAGTTTTTAGCATCCCATAAATCAATATCGCCATCTTCTAAACTTACTTGAACTGCTTTTATAAGCGAAAAAACAAATGCTAATAATTCTTTTACTTCTTTAATGCCACGTTCGTCTGCCATGTTACTCCTA